TGAAAACCCGTGCATTGTTTTCCAAATATTCGTATTTGGTGTTTTCGTTTTGTTTTCTCGTTTTTGCTCACATTTTAATTAATATTTATCTTTCTCATTGACTTTTCGTACCATGTTGGATGCGATTAAGGCTCATAAGAAGGCTACTGTGTTAATATTTAGTGTGAACATTGTTGTTAGTTTTTATTTTAGGAGGAATTTATTTTTGAAAATAGAAGAATTGAAGAGAAGAATTTTGACAAAAATTGTAGATTATGGATTGGCTTCACCTGTTACGCCGACACATCAGTTGCGAATGGCTTTTAGAGACACTTCGCTTCCTGAGGTCGGTTCTGGTGATCCGTCGCATACTCACCCGATTTCCGCGGCTTGGCGATCTATTACCACAACATTGGCTCAATATATCGCTCTTAAGTCTGGTCTCAAAACGTTTGTATATCAAGCTTCTCCAGCTGATGTTCGTGATGGTTTACCCTATTCCCGCGAATACCACTGGGTTAAAGATGTACTTGTGCCAAGCTCTTTTGCAGTACCTGGACCCCAGGATCTTTTGGTGATTGTTGACGTTGACTACTATGTGGATATGCCACACTTGATGTTGACCCATAATAACCCTATTTTGTTGTATTGTTTCCAACCGCATGCCGTTGCTCATTCAGGTGGTGAATTTTCCTTTCGGTTTGACGCTGATAGCAAAGTTAATTATAATGTCTCAGGTGGTGCTAATTACACTCATTCTGTATGGAATTATGGTAACGATGTTATCACAGTGTCAGACTGGTGGACTACTCGATCCTATATTGTTGAACGTCGTGCAGCAAATGAACATCACGAGTACATTTTACTTGTTCCTGCTGGTACATGGAAAGGCCTATTTAGTTTATTCGCGCGTGCGTTGTCATCAAACGCCCTCGATTATCTTAAAGTCAACCATGGACAATTCAGTTTACTGGATTCGCAGAATAAGGATGGTGTAACCCGTAGTGTGGCTAGGCTGGGAGATTACAATGTTGCTACAATTGATGTTAAAACATTTGATGCGCTTGTGAGTGTGAATCGTAATTCGAAACTTGATATTGGGAATGCTACTGTTCAGAGTTGGGTGGATGATAAACATCAGGCCGTTGTGTTAGTTGACTACTTGAAGACGAAGCAAGTCGACAGACCTGTGTTAATTTATCCCCCTTCGGAAGGAGTACGCAAGTACCAGATATATCAAGACAAAAAGGAGATACAAATTGACGATGATGAAGCTATAATGGTTCCATTCATGTCACCTTTGATACCCAATACTTTTGTGCCGACAAAGTCGTTCTTTAATGAGCGTGCCTCGGTCTTCGGACGCGTGTTTGCCCCTGCAGATGATGCTCGAATGCTTGCGAAGAAATATGATGTGAAGATGGTTGCTGCATATATTGAAGAATTTGTTGAATTGCTAATACCCAAAGCACATACTGGTGACCCGGTTGATGTGGAAGATGTTTATGAACGCATGGATCGCCCAACTCAACGGGCTCTGCTCAATCAAGCAGACATGGTTAATGAACCCGACCGCAAATCCGTCGCCTTTATGAAAGCTGAACCGTATCAGAAAGCAACAGATCCTCGTATGATTGCTACGTTTAATTCGACTGATATTCGTGAATTCCAGAGGTTTATTTACCCACTTACTAAAGAAATTGCAAAATTATTTTGGTATGCGTTTGGGAAGAATCCAAGGCAAATTGCGACTATGGTTGTTGATATTTGCGTTAATTCCAAGAAGCGAAAAGTGAATTGCTCTGATGCAAATCGAATGGATGGTCACGTTAATGAGGTCTGCAGGATGCTCGAACGTGCTATTTTATTACGGTTTTTCAAAGTGCGCTATCAATCCAAATTGATAGATGTTCATGGAGCGTTTTATAAACTACCTGCCCGGACTAGGCTAGGGATGGTTTATGATATTGACTTTAATCGTGGTTCTGGTGAACCGGCTACGGCTGTGTTTAACACAATTATTACTAAATTTGGTGATTATATTGCGCGCCGTCTTGAAGGAGAGACGCCAATTGATGCATATAATGTGTATGGGATATTCGGTGGCGATGACTCGTTAACGGAAGGTTTCTTTGATAATACTATCATTGAACGTGCTAATGCTATGATCGGACAATCTGTCGAGAATGTAGTATTTAAGGAAGACTCTTTAGGAGTTAACTTCCTTTCTCGCTTCTTCTCAGAGATGGTCTGGCATGGTGATGATGCTTCATGGTGTGATTTGCCTCGTGCGCTTGGTAAATTGCATGTGACTCCAAATTTGACGGGTTTTAGTCGTATCGATAAACTCAAACAAAAGTTGCAGGGTTTATATCTTACGGATGCTATGACTCCAATTTTAACAGAGGTGCTGCAAACTGCTGTCCGCCTTGGTATGAATGTGAATGTTGATCAAAAGCTACTTGATCCACGCATCGTATCTTGGTGGGCGCATTGGCCCGATTCTGAAAATTGGCCGAATGTGTTCCCAAAAGATCCTTATGCTTATGTCACGCATATGTTCAATTTTGTTAATGTTGATACTGGCCCCCTCTTCAATTATTTGGAGAAAGCCACTGCACGTGAAGATTTACTCTCAATGCCTGCGTGAGCTATTCGTGAGGATTTTCCACCCCAAGCTAGAACGACTTTAGTTGTTGATGACCCCCTTGTCAACCCAGTCGTGAAGCCCGTGGAAACAGTACCCAAGCAAATTGATGCGAAGAAACCTGATAAGAAAGGTCCATTCAATTCAACTGCTAATGTGAAGTACTGCAAAGCCTTTGTGGATAGAGAATGTAAGTCTGAGAAGGATTGTGGGTTCAAACACAGTCCTGCTTGTACTGATTTCATAAAAGGTTCGTGCAAACGGGCCAAATGCAAGTATCCTCACATACCTATGGCTGCTTTCGCCTTTTTGTGTCTCTTACCTACCGTTCAAGCTGGTAGTTTAACTGATACCACATTATTTTATGGCACATCGCTATTCTTACAACTCTTTGTTCTT